GTTCGGATCCAACCGGTTCGCAAATTCGGCATATGCTTCAACGCGAAGATTTTTATATTTCTTGGGATTCAGTTCGCTTGTCGCATTCGGAACGAACTTGACAACGAACGCGCCCAATTCTTCCAGCCTATCGCCAACGCCCCGCCCGTATCCCCCGCCGTAATCAATGCAAATCGGGTAATCGCCGTCGGTAATTTCAACGCCGTATTCTTCGCGAATCGTTTTGATAACCCAAGCCGTTGTTTTCATTACGTTCGCTTTTTGCGTTCGATGTTGTTCCCGGATGCCATTCTTCCCGCCCGCCGTTAATACGCTCCAATCGCCTTTCAATTCGCTTGCCGCAACATCCAGCCCGAACGCATCGACCGGCAACCGCTTATTCAACAACCAATCGCGAACGGCTTCATGCCCGTTCGCTTCGGCCCGTTCAAGCAATCGACGAAACCGCGAATGTTGTTGTTGCGCGTATGCGATCCATTTGCGAAGAAAAAGTTGAACTTCCGCATCGGATTCCGGAAACCTTCCATGCGCATAACAGGCAACGAAATCGGGATCCGGATTGTTGAGAAGCGCAAGAAATTCATCGAAACAAGTTTGCCCCGGTATGATCGGCGAAACCTTTTTGAAATCTTCCGGTTCGACATCTTCCCCGGCTTTGTATTCGGTTCCGTCGATGATGATTCCGCCCATCGGAGCGATTGAACGTTTCAGGCATTTCCTACGAACGTTCAAACAATCTTTTCCGTCAACGGTAATGCAACGCCGCCTTCCGTTCGGCCCGTTGAACGTATGCGTTTCGTTTTCCCGGCCTTTCGGAAATGCCCGGTAAAATTCCCCGCTTGTAACGCGCGGGTTTCCCATCGCCAAAAATGAAGTTGCTTGCGTTGAACTCAACTTGTATCGCGGTTGCAGAACATCGGCGGTTGCTTCGTCGTAAACGTGCAAAACATGCGGAGAGTGAACCCCTTGAAAACCTTCCGGCGATTTCGGGTTTGCGATTGCTATGTAATGCCCTTCGCGGTTGTTCGGATCGTATGCGCCGTCATTCAAAAGAACGGCATCGCAAAGATTGAACCGCATTCGTTTCCACCATGTTTTGACTTCGCCGTATAAAACGCGCTTCGCCGTTTCATGCTTATCGCGAGTCAATACAATTCGGGCATCGTGAAAAACTTGAAAGTAAAGACAAACGGCAATTCCGGCAATCGCGGTTTTTCCGCAACCCGTATTTCCTTTGATGAAGACTTCCCGGATCTTCGGATCGAACAACGAACGAATCGCATCAACCTGAAATTCATCCAAGCGAACGCCGGGCCAAAGTTCACGAATCAACGGCAAAGGATCCCCGGCCCGGCATTTATTGATTGCAGGCGCTAGGCGAATCGCGGTGAGTATATCGGCGCTGAATGGTTCCGATAAAGATTCAATTGAATCCGTTTCCATTCTCTACCCTTCCGCGTTTGATTCGATTTTCGCCCTTTCAGAATTCGCCGCATGATCTTGAAGCTTTTGCATCAATGCGGCAGCCTGTTCAAGAATGTTGCGTTCATCTTCCGGCAATTCCGAAACCAATGATATCGCAACTTTCAAATCAACGTCAGCCCGAATTTGCGGAACATCATCTTCGGCTTGCTCAATCGATGCCCGCCCGTTTCGATGTTTGCCCCGATTAACGGCATCCATTTCGAGCAAAACGCCCATCATTCGCCGTATCGATGAAGCGCTTGCCTGTTTGCCGTTCGGCCCCTTCCATTTGCCCGAAAGCATATCTTGAACGATTTGCCAAACCTTGCGCGGAGCATCGCTATAGAATTCATCGGGCAAGTCAAATCGAGGATCTGAAACCGCCCGCAACAATTGCGTTGCATCGCGGGATCCTTCGACTTCAACCAAATCATCAATGATTTCGTTCATTGCTCAATTCGCGGTTCGCCAGATTGAAAGATTTTCGAAACGTCGGTTCCGGTTTCATCCAATGCCGCACATTCCGGAACAACCATATTCAACATGATTCCGCGCGAGTATGGAACGCCGTTTTCAAAATCAAAGAAATGCCCGCATTCAACGCACCAAATTGAAACGTTCGCATGAATGACTTCCGCCGGGCCTTCATCTTCACATCGGGTAACATTCACATTCGCGTTCACTCGAAACGCCGGATGTTTGCATTCGTGAACGTGTTTAAGTTTCTTTTCTTCCGCCATTTGTTTGCGCCTTTTTGAGTTCAGTTAAAAAAGTTCGTATGAAAAGTTTGCCAACGTACAACGTCAACGCACCGCCAACAACAACAACGATCAACCCGGCTTCAATGATCATGTTGGAAGCGAACAACCAAAAGCCGCCAAAATCGCCGAACATCGCCTTTGATATCCGAGTTGCCAGAAACCAAAAGCCAACCGTCAAGCCATTAACCAGAATCGCGACAAACGCCGCAAACGACAAATATAAAACCGGCTTCATCATTTCTGCGCCTTTCAGAAACAGATCCCGCCGGGCCGAAGCGCTCTAATTCAACAAACCCGGCGGAATCAAAACCGATGTTCAAAGCTTAATCCAAACCAGCCGCCGCCCGCAATTCAGATTCGGAAAGTTTGCCCGGATTGAAATCGCAACGGTTGAACGTCGTCAACCCGTTGTCATTCGTTGCGTGTTTGAAGATCTCCCATTCCGCATGATAGTCAATCAGGAAATCGCCGATTGCGAGTTTCAAGCCGTTGCCCGGCCCTTTCGTTTCGCCGTTGATGCCGAAAGTTTCGGTATCGTGCATGATGATCGTTTGATTGACTTTCAGTTGATGCCGTCGCAATTCGATCATCGCAAGATCCGCATCATGCCGCGTATCGATGAACAACGTATTGCATCGATCAATTTCGATTTCGGATGAATCCCCGATTTCAAACTTGAAATCAACGCCCGGCGGAATCATCTTTTCAACCGCCTCTTGCGCGTGCCATTGGTTCAAGTCATAAGAACGCAACTTTCCATTGCCACGGCAAGCCAAGCCATGCAAAAAACAAATCGTTGAAACGCCGCCGCGAACGCCAAGTTCAACAACATCGCCGGAATTCATCGCCGCGTTCGATAGGTATTCCATATGCCCGCGAATGTCCGATTGTTGATCAACCAAAAGCCAAAACAAATCGGCAAGATCAACGGCTTCATTCTCTGCCAACCGATGAACGGTTTCCATTTTCTGCGCCTTTCATTTGATTAAGAATATTACCCAACGAACCCGGCAACGTTCCCGAATTCATTCTTTTCAATTCCGTTTGTTTATCTCGCAAGCGTTCCATCGCATCGCGCAAAAGCTTCGCTTGTTCAACCGAAAGTTTTGGTTTCGTCGGTTCGGTTGTTTCCGTCATAAGTAGGGATTCACTCTCAAAATGTATTCATGCCAGTTGATTGCCCGGTTGAAGGCATCGCCGCCGCAAAAGCGATAAACGCCCCGTTGCAACGCAATGTTCCACGCGTGCCGCGCGGTTGCCCCATTCTGAAAAAGACAATACCGGAAATCGAGGTTTGCCCGAAACGAATTTTGTTGAAACAATTCGGCCCGAATCAAAGGATCCGGAAAAGGCAACGGCCCCGGCAAGTATTTGCCGTCAGTCAACAAACATGATTCAATAATTTCCGCCGTTCGGCGAACGCGTTTTTCCGTTTCATTCATTGTCCGCGCCTTTCATTTCTTCCGGCCTGTAAACTAAGCGAACAATGCGTTCATTTCGATTGCGGATTTGCATTATCAATTCCGCTTCGATCCAATCGCGCGCTTCGATTTCGCTTTGTTTGCCGTCAGCCGTTTCAATCAAATATCGCCGTAAGTGCATATTCCGCCCCCATTCCCCCAAAGAGAGAATCAGAACGGGAAATGTTTGCCCGCTAATCTATCTGAACAACGTTCATCATTTCAAGTTCAATTCCGCCCGGCCCCGGTAAGCTTCAAGAATGCGTTCGCAAAGATTCCGAACTTTGGCTTCGTATGTCGATGAATCTTTTTTGACGTTCGACGCAATAAACGGTTCCGTTAAGAAATGCCAAAACAGATCAACAAAAGCGAATTGCAAAGATTCGACCGATGCGAAAACTTCGGCTTTGTTTTTGATTTCGCCGGTTCGGTCTTCAACGGCATAAATCCCGCCGCAACTGAAACAAGTCAAGAAATCATGCGGGAACAACGCAAACGATTTCCGTTCATATTCCGGTTCGGGTTTCGCCTTTGTTATCTCCCGAATCGATATCGGTTGCCCGCCGTCGAAATTATCTTTTTCGCAAAACGGGCATTTCGTTCGGAATGCGTTGATTGCGGTTGCCGGTTCGCTTGGCATACTCGGAACAACGGATTCGATTGCCGGTTCGCTTCCCTCTTGCGTTCCATACGGAAGAACGCCTTCCGGTGATTTCGCTTTTCCCAATCGCAACGGCTTCGTTCCCAGTTGAAACGTTCCCGGTATCGGTTTCATTTCGTTCAACATTTCCGATTTGCCGTCAGAAGCCACAGAATCGCCCGTAACGGCTTCCGTTTCATTTTCGGCATTTGTATCGCCCGGCCCCGTCGAAACGTCGCCTTGCCCCGTTTCATGAGTTTTGGCGATGATATCCGCTTTCAGATATGACCAACCCGATAAGAAATCGGCGAAATGTTCGTTCATCGCCATTTTTTCTTTCAACAGGTAATTCGCCGCGATTCTCGCAACTTCGCCTTCAACTTCGTTCAAAAAATCCTGAATCATCTTTTTCAGCCTTTCGATCAAAACAATAAAAAATGCGGGCCAACCGCGCGGGCCGCCTTTGCCTTTGACTCCATTCCCGCGCCTAGGGATCCAACTTTGCCAGCCGCGCCCGCATTATTTCCAAGCCGATGTTCGCCCGAAATACGGGCCGGGATCAATCGCGGAAGGTGTTGCAACATCCCGAAAGATTATAGGGTTTGTCGAATGAAACAAACCTTGAAACCATAACGGAACAACCCCTTTATGAATTCGTGCATCGCCCGGATACGCTCGCGCATAAACCGCGAACAACCCGCCCGGAAAAATCAAACTCGTATGATTCGGAATTTCGTATTGAACGCCGTCGGGATCCGGGCAAACCATGAATGTAAAATAATTATGATCATCCCGCGTAACAAAATCGAACCGATCTAACGGGCCGCCAACAAACCAAATCGGCGGAAATAAACCCGCGTTGCGTTTCGATTCTTCGATAACATGCCCGATTGCTTGTTGAACAAGATTCGTTTGAATCTTCATGCCGGGATAAACCATCATTTGTCTGAATGCGGTTCGTTCGATGAACGGTTGGTATCGTTCTTTTCCAGTTTGCATTGATGCGCCGTTTCGTCAGCCGCTTCAATCCGTTCGATTTCCTTCATCAAACATTTCATTGCTTCATCGGAAAGATCCGACGGATTGAAGACAATTTTGAAATAAGTTGTTCCGGTAATGCGAGAAAATTCTTCATGCGGTTCGGCCCGCCGTCGGAGTTGCCAAACCCGAAACCAGTAAACCGCCAAAAGATTCGCAACCGTAAAAAACGAACCCGCGAAAAACCAAATGATTGCGTTCATAAAAATATCGTTCATCCCTGAAAACTTTCCATTCCGAGCAAATCAAAGCGTTTGAATTCGACAATGAAAAGCGAAAGAAATCAATGCCGTTTCTTTTCGGTCGTTGCCAATCCAGCCGCAACCATTGCTTCCGAGAGATCCGCGCCGTTGACTTCAACGAACGCCAAAACCCTACCGAATGACATTGATTCCCCAAACCGCGCCGCGCCTTCAATCGGAACAAAAACTTTCGCATTGTTTCCAAGCGCAATTTCCGTAAGAAACTTTTTCGCTTCCATGCCTTTCGCCTTTTCTTCCGGATCCGTTGTCCGGGTTTCAGCCGCCCAACAATCGAGAAGCCGAACGCGAACGCGCCGCCGAACTTCAACTTCGATTGTATCGCCGTCCAAAACTTTGACGATTTCGCCGCCGAACTGGATGCCGAACCCTTCGCCAGTTTCTTTCGAGTTCATTTGATTTTACGCCTTTCGTGCGATGCCATAAAGTTCGGTTTCAGTTCTTAACGGTAAACCCGCAAAACGTTCCATCGCAAAGAAAATTGATTTCGTCGCGACGGCCTTCCAAATCGTAATAAAACAACCGGCGTTCGGGATTCTTTTCGCCGATTGCGCCCGATGCGATCAAATAGCAAACAACGGCTTCAACATCGTTTGTAACCGTCGGAACGGCCCGCCCGTTGCCTATGTCGCGAATAACGAATTGTTCGCCGTCGCATTCTTCATCAACGATTTCAAAACAACATCGAACGTTCATCCGTTCAAGTTCCCTTCAATGGTTGCCAAGTTGTTAATCACTAGATGCGCCGTTTGTTCAAACCTTCGCCGCCCGGATTCGTCGGTTTCGAGTTGTTCAGACAAAACCAAAAGTTCGTTTGAACCTTCAACCAATCGGCCCAACAATTCAGCAATTTCAGAATGATCAATTTTTTTTGTCCGTATTCAAGTAAAAAAAGAAACGACCCGGCAACATGCCGGGCCGCGTTGAATTAACTTGCCAGAACAAGCCGTTCAACATCGCGAACGGAATCTTCCGCCGCCGCCAGAACCGCCCGTTCAAAATCCGACGGTTTCGAGTTTCGACGGCGTTCGTGTTGTTCCCAACCTTGAACCGCGTTGAAGACTTCCCAACCGGTTGCGATATCTTTGCCCAGATCGGCCCGGCCCAAACGGTCGCGTTCATCGAACAACCGATTCACAATCGCTTCGGTTCGGTCGTGATGATTCTTCGCGACGGTATTTGATGCGCCTTCCGGAACATCGCCATAAACCGCCCTGAGAATTTCCGAAACGCGAACTTCGCGTTCGTCCATTTCTCGCGCTTCCGCGACGATTCCATCCCATCCGGCCCGCATTCGGCGGAATCGGGCATTCAATTCTTCCAAGCGATCCGGCAAGCTTTTTGTATGGCGAATTTTGACGGTTGTTCCTGAAACTAATTTCGGGAACATCAAATTTGTGCAAGCTTCGCGGAACATGCCAAGCGTTGCTTCAAAACAACTTCCATCGTAACCGGCCCGAATTGAAAGCTTCGGATAAACCGAATCATTGCGAGCGATTTCCCGGCGGAAATCAACGCCCGGCATAACGTTCACAATATGCCCGTCATTCCAAAAGCATTCAAATTCAAATTCGGTTTCGCCTTCAACATCGGCGAACGCCGCTTTTGACGATTCAACCAGTGCCGCAACGTCTTCAAGCGAATGAGGAACATAGCCTTCGCCAACCGAAGTTTTGCCAACCGGAACGCCGTCAGATCGGAGCAAACCGAAAAACGGCGCTTTGATGTTATCGGGAAAGCTTATAGGAAACTTATCAACCGAAAACGGAAAAGCTTGTTCCAGAACTTCGCGAGTCTCATTCTTAATTTGTGAAAAAATCATTCTTCCGCGCCTTTCAAAAAAGTTTTGATTGTTGGCGAATCGCCTTGCCGTTCGCCTTACATTTTTAATGATATCATTCATCGGCTTCGCGTCAATGTGAATTCAGTATTTTTATCAAAAAAAACTGAAATCATTTTTTGCCCCTTAAAAATCAGGGTATCCATTTCCGTAAGCTTCGATTTCCGCCCGCGCCGCTTCGGCTGATTTGACTTCAGCGCCTTCCGGAACACACGCCGAACAAATCCACATGACTTCACACACGCGGCCGGTTGCGCCCGTTGCCAGAATTCCAACCGTTGCCGGTTTCGTGTCGCACATATCACACACGCCCCGCGCCGCTTCGCTGTTGATATACATTTCCGCGCCTTTCATTGAATGCGGAAGGTGAGCCGCCGGAACGCCCGGCGGCCGCCTTTCCCGTTTGCCTGAATCAGAATCCGTTTCCGCGTCGGAACCATTGCTTGACGGTTTCCACTTGGCTTTTCAGCCATTCGATTTGATCAGCGTTGGCGTTGCTGCAACCCAACCGGCCGAAAACGATCACGTTAGCGAACACGCCCGAAAACCCGTGAACTCCACGGATCGATTCAACAATCGCGGTTCCGTCCATCCGATCCGCAATGATCCGCAAGCCAACCCGCTTGTCATCATTCGCAATGATCATCCGCGTTGGCGATTTCTCGGATTCAAGTTCACGGAACCGAATGTTGCGGTTCGGCGCTTCAAGGATTTCACACACAACGCCGTTTATGTGGATCCGATCCCCGATGTTCACACGCAACAACAAGCCTTCCGCGTGAAGCCTTTTCATTTCGGCGGCCGTTCCGCCGTAACAGTCAATCACGCTTGCAATCCCGTAAGCGTAATTATACGGCCCGGGAATCAACGCGCCGCCGTGTTCACGCCGCCCCATTTCATGCCGCTTTACGCGGCCAACTCCGAATCCGGCCCCGCCCCAACCGTTAACAACGATTCGGATTTGTTCAATCTGATTGTCAAAAATGAAGTGTTCAACCGGGTTTGTTTGTGTGTCAGTTGTCATTGTTCCGCGCCTTTCAAATCTTGAGAAGATGAAGCCGCCGGAACACCCGGCGGCCGTGTTGCCTTGCCCTAGTGAAAAACTGGTTGTTTGCCAGTCAAATCAACTTTGAGTTCAAACCCTTCCGGCGTTCCGAAATCCGCCGCCGTTGCAATCATTTCATCGGTGATTTCGTCATGATCGTCGTTCCCGCAAATCACAAAGCGATCAGCGTTCATCTGATCATCAAAGATGATTGTAAGATCCAAATCTTTTGAAACGTGTTTGTAGATAAGTTTTGGTTTCATTTCCGCGCCTTTCAAATTTTGGTTTTGTTGTTGACGGCCTTGCCTTCCGTCGATGTTTTAATGATATCACTTATCGGATTTTGTTCAAGCTTGAATTCAACATTTTTATGGTTTTTTCTGAAATTATTTTTTCCGACGGCGAACCCGGCATTATTCCGCCGAAATGCCGATTTATTTGTTGAATGTGTTCCAACGCCGAACCCGGCGGAAATCGCCAATCAGGAGCGATGCCCGGCCCCGGCGCTTTTCTTCCTGCTTGAACCGTGATTTCGTAAGAATGCCGCCCGATTGATTCATCATCGAAACGAATGCAAGCATTGCCACAATCGATCTTACCCGATTGCACTTGCTTCGCAAACTGAAACATATCAACGCCCGGAGGAACTTGAACGTTTTGCGATTCGATTGTTTCAGCAATTTGCGCCGGAAGATTATTTTCGTTCGTCAATTTTTGCAGCCTTCGCATTCAATCGTTTCATCTTTGAATTGCTTGAAGTTTTCGTTGTCCAAAACAACGGCCCGGCATTTCCGGCAAACTCCAATAAACTCCCATTTCGTTGAAACCTCAAGAATAACGGATCCCGGATAAATCTTTTGCGCGGTATGAACTGCGCGGTTCGGCGTTTGTTCGTCAATCGTTTCTTGAATGCCGCCGTTGGTTGTTGCAACGGAAACAACGTATTTCCTGTTTTTTGAACTCATCCGGGATCCTTCCGCCTTTCAAATCATAGCAAACCGAAATCAACATCGGGAATTGATTCGCCGTCAACGTAATCGATCAACGATGAAAGATCTTTAACGTCGGCTTCGGCGGTTGTTTTCATAAACGCCTGATAAACGCCTTCTCCATCCATCGACTCAAAGCGTTTGTTCCCCCCGTACAACTCGCGTTTCATTCGCCGCCGCAAAAGCATTCGTTGCCAGATTGAAGGCGCTTTCATCGATTGAATCATTTCCGATTTCGACCGTTGCGAAATGCAGCCTTCCAAAACCGACATCAACAATTCAATCATCAACGCAATTAAATCTTGCCCGAACAACATTGACGGCCCGGAGTATTCAACCGCGTTCAAATTTTGGTCAAGCCTTTTCGCGAACTCGGAAACAATCGGATCGTTGTTTTGAATGATTTCGCCCCGGTTCAAATAAAACTTTCGATTCATCTTTTCGCGCCTTCCGATTCTTGGAAAATGAAAAAACGACGGAACGCCCAACGCGCCCGCCGTTCATATGAAACAGGATTTCAAGATTGTTTGCAATTAAGTTCCGGGAATCCAAACCCGTCGGCAAACTTTTCCGTTGCAATAATAGGTTTTCCAGTAACCGCCGGAACTTTGTTTTTTCGGTTCCGGTTCGGTTGTTTTCGACCGGGCCGCCATGTTCGCGCGGATTTTATTGCACATAGAACAATTCGCTTTGTTGCAAACGGGCCGCTGATATCCGGAGTATTCCGGGAACGGAATCGAAACGGTTTGAACCGCCGCAATTTCTTTCGGCCTTTCCCAAAAGAACGAATCGCCGGATGCCGCCATTTCCAAACCCGGAACGCGATGTTGAATAGATGCGAACCGATCCAAGTTTTCAAGTTTTGGTTTCAGCTTTTCGAGAACATTGGGCCAAAGATACGCAACGCCAACATCGGCATCCACATCAACCGCCGTCGCATCGCCTTCAATGATTTCAACCTTATCGGTCAAGCCAAGTTCGCGAACCCGCCGCCGGGCCGATGCCGCCCGTTCCGGATCGATTTCAATCCCGATTGAATCGCAACCATAAATCGAACTTGCCGCGATGCAAAACCGGGCATCGTGCCCGCAACCGAAATCAACGAACGTTTCGTTCGGCTTCGGATTCAGTTCAAATAAAACCCGGTGAACTTCGGCAAAGCTTGTCGGTTGCGCTTCCGCCGGAAGATCTTCAACTTTCAATTCGGCAATCGGTTCAAAGCTTTCCAAGCTTCCAAAGTCAACATCAACCAAACTTCCGAATTCCATTGCCGAAGAAATCGAACAAGTCAAAAAGATCGATGCCGCAAGAATCCAACGCGTATCAACAAAAAACCATTTCATTTCATAAACTCCCTTTATCGGTAACAGAAACCATTTTGATCGGATACGAAGCGCCGCCGATCATAACTGTAACAACTCCCGAAGCCGTCGGATTATTCGGATCCGTCGGTTCCGTCGGTTCATCCGGTTTGCCTTGCGGCTCGCCGTAGTAATTGACGGCCCGCGCAATATCGAATTTTTGCGGAACATAAATTCCGCGTTGATATGACGGCCAAAGAATGCTTTCCCGCGTATTCGCGTGGTTCCATCCGAGCGCATGCCCAAGTTCGTGAACGGCAACGCCCAAAAGAAAAAGTTCGCTCCAATTCTCGCGCGTGTCATATCGTTGTTGAAGTTGTTGATTCGGTGAGTTTTGGCATGGCAAATAAGACCATGCGAGCGTTCCGCCGCGTTGATCGATTCGCGCGGTTTCCGCGTTGATGTTTGCGGTTCCGTATCGGTTTGAAAACGTCAAACCAATGTTACAAACCTTATTCCATTCGTCAGCCGCGCGTTGAAAGATTCGCGTTGCTTCCGCCGTCGAAAGATTCAGTTCATCAAAGTTGCAGGAATACGAAACGCCGTTCATTTTTTCGATAGGCCAACGGCATTTTCCCGCGCCTTCCGCGCCCGCCGGTATGATATCCGGGCAACCGCATCGCGGTTCCATCATCGCCCGTTGAGTTTGCGGGCCGGGATCAGCATCGACCGTAAGCGAATAAAAATCTTGAAAGCGTTTGATTGCTTCTTTGAATTCCGGCATTTGTTTTCGGATGAAGGCAACAACGTCTTCAAACGATTTGTTTTTCAATCCGTCAATGATTCCGTTGAAATATCCGTATCGATATAAAAACCGGATCATATTGAAAAGCGAAATTTCGGCATCGGTTTCTTTGATGATTTGTTCGATTGACACAATACCGCCTTTTAGTTGATAAGTTCCAAGCCGTTCGCAATTTCGTTCCATGCGGTTGCAAACTGTTCCGGCGAATTCATTTTTCCGCCCGCTTCAAGTTTATCCAAGCGTTCCGCAATTGTCGCATACCAATCGCGCCACGCGTTCACATCGGCCCCAAGCGTTGAACGTAAACCGCCCAACGTTTCCGCAACGGTCTTTTGAACGTCGGAATGCCCGGCGTTTGCAACGGCCCGAAAAACTCCCGCAACATCATCGGCCCGCCCGCGTGCCTGTTGTTCAATCTTTCGCGCTTCTTTCAACGCGAATTCCGACAAACCATATTCGCCCGGCTTCGGCTTGTCCGGTTCATTCGGTTTCGTCGGTTCATCCGGTTCCGTCGGTTCCGTCGGTTCATCGGGTTTCGGCGGTTCCGGAAAATCGCCGCCGATTTTGATTGAATGCGTTGCCTTGCTGAAAATCGGTTTGCCGTCTTTGCAGTTCGATGCCCAAAGCCTGAATTCGTAAATGCCCGGCCTGTTGATTGTGCAAATTAAATCCCGTCCGCAAATTCTGAAATCCGTAGGATTTGGCAAGTTAATCGGATCCCATTGAACCGAATCGCCGATTGAATCGTTTGCGCTGAGAGTGATTAAACGGCCCGCATCGGCTTCCGTCGGGCCTTCAATGATTGCTTGCGGTTGCGCCCATTCATCCGGAGTTTCAACCGCTTCCAGCGTTCCGAAGTATTGTTGCGGATTGCTGGAAACTTCAACGGCCCCGCCGCCCGCAATCGCCCCGGCAATTAACACGCCGATTCGCTTTGACCATTTTTTCAGATATTCCCGGATCAATTTTTTCTGTTCCATCGGATCAACCGATTGAAAAGCTTCATGCGCCATTTTCATTTCCTCTTTTTTTGAACTGTGAATTCGTAATTGAAGCAATGCGAGTTTGTAAGATGCGACGGTTCGACCAAGTATGCCGGAAGCCTTAAAACCGGATCCACATTTCCGCCAAGTTGCATTGCAAAGGCAATCGCGTGAGAACAAAACGGCCTTACGTTTTTAAGTTCATTCGGATTCAAAACGTCGGTAATGTCAACTGGAAAGAATCGCCAGATAAAAGGCAAATGCCGAAGGGCAAGCGCCGCAACGTTGTCATATCCATAACCGCGCGTAACCAAATCGCGCATCACTTCAATTGTTCCGTTCGCATCGTATTCCGGAAATCGATCTTTGTTGATCGAAAAAACATCCATTCGCCCGCCGAACTTTTCAACGTGATATTCAAACGGAAGCGAACGCCCGCCGCGAAACTCTCGCATTTCCAAAACGTTGACGTTTTTTTTTCCGTTCTCGAAAACGTGGGCAAGCGCTGAATGCGTATGCGGTTGCCCGGATGATGCCCATCTAATCGCGTTTGAAACAATCCCCGCCGCGCCCCGATATTGAATCAACCAGCCGTTTTGAATTTCATTCGCCGCCGCTTCCGGCGTAATGCTGCGCATTTCATCGAACGTAAAATGTTTCATGATTCCAAACGGGTAATCCGTTCCGCATTCGTATTAACTTTTTCGTGAAGTTGCGCCGTTTGTTCTTTTACTTCGGTTTTCAGGTTTGACAATTCGAGTTTCAGAAATGGCATATCTTCGTTTTTGATTGTTTCGATTTTTGTATTGATAGTTGCCAGCCGCCAAACCGCCGCAAGTCCAACGGCAAGAATCGAAACCAAGCTTGCAAAGATTCCAACAACAACCGCGATTTGCGAATAATTCGTTTCGGCAAGAATTGCGAACATGAAAAAACCCTTTCAAAAAAAGATTCCGTATCAACGGAAATCATAGTTTTGAAGGGTACAGTTTTTAAGCGTTTTAAGATAGAGGAAATTTAGGATCAATCAAAAAGCGATTGTTGCCCGCCGTTCGCGAGTTCCTTATCAACTTCGCGTTCAAACTTTTTTGACAAGTTCAACCAATTGCGTTCGCGAGTTTGAAAATACTGTTTTTGAGCGTTCCGCATTCGCCGAACAAGATCCCGGAATTCTTCACCGTTCATCGTCTTCATCTCCTTCATTGTAGTTCGGAAGTTCCATTGATTCCTTCAAAGCCGCCGCCGCTTCAACAACGCCTTCATCAAATTCTTGCCCGGTTGCAACGGAAAGATTCAGTTGTTCAAGCAAATCTTCCGCCGCCTGAATCATGCGAACCGTTCGCGTTTTCTCGCGATTCAACGCCATGTTGGAAACTGCAAATCTTCCCTGATGAAGAAACGGCAAAACAATTTCATCAAAAAGATCGTTGCCGTATTCGCAAGTCAATTCCAGCCGATCCGCAACCGCGTTCAACTGTTGTTGTTCGCCAATGTCTTTAGGCTTTTCGTTCGATGCGAAATAGTAAACCGCCGCCGAATATGCCCGGAGCAAACCGGCAAGTTCGCCCGTTAGCGTTGTAAGCGCTTCATGCAATTGCGTTTTTTCTTGAAGTTCTCGCGCAACGGTTGCCGCTTCATATTCCGAACGGCATTTGCAAAGTTCGATTTCTTCAAGCTTTCCCGGTATCGAATAAAAGATTCGGGATCCTTCCAAGCGAATGCCCGCCGGTTTCAACCCGGCTTCAACAATTGCCCGCATCGCTTCCGACTCTGCCAAGCCGCGAAAGTATCGGCCTAAAACAATTTGTTCAATGGTTCCCGTCATTCTCCCAACCTTTCCTTGAATGATTCAACCGAATCTTTTTCGTATGCGAGCGCATCTGGAACGGCTTCATTGAAAACCAAACCGAACCGCCATAAACAGAACGCATCGGTTTCGTCGTCTGAATCGAAAACCAAACCGAATTTTTTGCCGACGGCCCCGGCGATTGCGTGTTTTTTTCCCTTGCCTTTTCCCGTCGCAAATTTCTTTAACGTTGTCGGCGCAACTTCAAAAATGTTCGGCGTAACTTCCAACAAAAGCATTCGGAGAATTCCGCCGTATTCCGCAAGCTTCTCGCGATTGTTTTGCGATCCATACGAATAAGCTTCAATGAAAATCGAATCTTCGCCTTCCGCGTTTCTCGCGATTTCCGATTGAACCAACAACGCAAGATCCGTAACCCGTTCGATTCGACCGGGCAAAAGCGAACCGCGCGATTCGTTCCCCAAAAGTTTCATTTCAAGTTTTCCGGGATTCGGATCGTTGCCGAAGCAAATTGCCGTTGCCGTCAAACTCGGATCGATGCCAAAAATCATTTCCGCGCCTTTCTTGTCAGCCAAAATAAAAACCCGGCTTCATGCCGGGCCGGAGCGCCGATCACAACGCCCCTGAATCGCTTCCATTGCGATTGTATTAAATTTGATCTTCCCGCCATAAGTCAAGTTTGCGAGCGATGCGCGTTGCCTGTTGTTTGTTCAGACCGGTAATTTGTTCAAACCAGTTCGCCGAACCTTCGATTCGTTCGCCAAGTTCCGAAGCCGTGTTTATTCCCGCATCTTGCAACGGCTTCATTTGCGAATCGGTTAAACCGATTTCCTTAATTTCAACATCGGGAATTGATGCAATTTGTTCAACGGTGAAACCTTGCCCTTTACCGTTTGACTTCCGAAGCTTTGGTTTCAGATCTTCCGGTTTCTTGTAATTGACCAGCAGGCTGTCGGCGAGCTTAACGAGTTCAGGGTCGGGCTTCGCTCGCTTGGTGCGTTTTACTACGGTCATGGGTACTCCTTGAGGCTGGCAG